GGCTCCATCCAATCCCCATGTCAACAAACACACAACCCGAACCAGCAGGGTCTGATGACCCCTTCGCGCTTGATCTGAACGACGACACACCTTTGCCAGTCATCTGTGAGCTGAATGAAGACGGGACATGTGAGGCGTGTCAGTAGCACTTAGGTGCATTCGGACAATCCGGATAGGAACCCGAAATGAATGAAAACAATCAAACCAATTCAAACGGGCGAGGTGGCGCACGCAAAGGCGCAGGACGCAAACCAGGTGCGGCGACCATTCGTACCCGTGAGGTGGCAGACAAAGCAGCCAATGAAGGCATTACTCCGTTGGAGTACATGCTGGAGGTAATGCGCAACGAGCCGCCTGCAGGATTGGAAGGCCCTCAACTCTTGAGCGCGCACATGATGCGCTTTGAGGCGGCAAAGGCTGCTGCGCCTTACATCCACCCCAAGCTGTCTGCTGTGGAACACACAGGCAAAGACGGTGGCCCAATGGAAACCGTCACTCGCATCGAGTTGGTGGACATGAATGACGACAGTTCGGATTGAACTGCCAAAGAAGCTTCGCCCTGTTTTCTCTGGCCGTGCTGACGTTCGTTGGGCCTGTGGTGGCCGGGGGTCGGCAAAGACTCGATCGTTTGCCAAGATGGCCGCAGTGCGTGGCTACATGTACGGCAAGCAAGGCATCTCAGGAATCATCCTGTGCGCCCGCCAGTTCATGAACTCGCTGGAAGACTCCAGCCTAGAGGAAGTGAAGCGGGCCATTGAGGATGAGGCGTGGCTCAAGGACTACTACGAGATTGGCGAGAAGTACATCCGCTCTAAAGATGGCCGGATCAACTTCACGTTTGCTGGCCTGGATCGCAACATTGCGTCGATCAAGTCCAAGGGGCGTTTGCTGCTGTGCTGGGTGGATGAAGCTGAGCCAGTGACGGATGAGGCCTGGATGACGCTGATCCCCACCCTTCGTGAAGAAGGCACGGATTGGAATGCAGAGTTGTGGGTGACTTGGAACCCAAAACGCAAGACGGCCCCAGTTGAGGGCCGTTTTCGTTTCACCACGGACGAGAACACCAAGGGTTGTGTCATCAACTGGCGGGACAACCCAAAGTTTCCTGAGAAGCTGGAGCGCGATCGCCAGAAGGATTTACGCGAACAACCAGAGCAGTACGACCACATATGGGAAGGCGGCTACATGGTTGTGAACGAAGGCGCTTACTGGGCGAAGGATCTGGTGCAGGCCAAGGAGCAGGGCCGTATTGGCCGTGTTGCTGCTGATCCTCTGATGACCATCCGCATCTTTTGCGACATTGGCGGGACTGGTGCAAGGGCTGATGCTTTCACGATGTGGGCAGCTCAGTTCATTGGCAAAGAGATTCGCGTGCTGAACCACTACGAAGCAGTCGGGCAACCTGCTGCAACGCATGTGAACTGGCTTCGCTCACAAGGCTACACGCCAGACAAAGCGCAAATCTGGCTGCCACACGATGGTGACACGCAAGACAAAGTCAAGGATGTGTCCTATGCGTCGTTCTTGCGTGAAGCTGGATACACGGTGACGGTTGTCCCCAATCAGGGTAAGGGCGCTGCAAAGATGCGCGTAGAGGCTGCCCGCAGGTTGTTTCCTTCGATCTGGTTCAACGAATCAACCACAGAAGGTGGCCGCGATGCATTGGGCTGGTATCACGAAAAACGGGACGAGCAGCGCGACATAGGGCTGGGGCCTGAGCATGATTGGTCTTCGCACAGTGCTGACTCGTTCGGTCTGATGTGCGTTGCCTACGAAGAGCCGCAAGAGTCTAGGCCGCTGAACTATCCAAGGCTGAGCTACGCATGACAAGCCAAACACCCACAGTTGATTCAAATGAGCAGCAGCGTATTGAGCGCATAGAGCAGCTTCTGCGTCAGATGTTTGAGGCTGACAACGCTTATGGCTGCGGTTTCTACAACGACCCGGCATGGCGCAATGCATATAGAGAGCTTGCAAAGCTATCTGGTGTGACTTTGGAATGACCAACACAAGGCACCGCTGAGAAGCGGCCCGAACTATGGCAAAAAGAATGAGTGAAGACGAGCTGCGCGCGCTCACAGACAGTGAGATGCGCCTGGCAGTCGGCTATTGGTCTGGAAAGCTGGCAAACCAGCGCCAGAAAGCCATGGTGTATTACCTTGGTGAGGCCAAACTAGACTTGGCTCCGCCTGAGGTAGATGGCCGCTCTGCTGTGGTCTCTCCTGATGTGCGCAACACGATTGAGTCGATGTTGCCTCAGTTGATGGTGAAGTTCTGCGGCGGTGATTCTGTTGTCGAGTTTGAGCCAACAAAGCCCGGTGACGAAGCCCAGGCAGAGCAGGCAACGGACTATTGCAACCACCTGTTCTTCTCGAAGAACCCAGGCGAGAAGGTCGCTTACAACTGGATGAAGGATGCGCTCCTTTCCAAGAACGGGATCATCAAGGTCTGGTGGGATACACGCTGGGACGAGCGCCGTGAAGAGTACCAAGCACTGTCGGATGTTGAACTGGCTCAACTGCTGGATGACGAAGAAATCGAAGTCATCGAGCAGAAGTCTTACCCCGACGAGGAAGACGCAGAGCAACGCCAAGAGGCACTTGGCAAGCTGCAAGACCAGCTCGATCAAGCACTGAACGCAGCGCAGCAAGGCAATCAGCAAGCAGCACAGGCCATACCTCAGATTCAAGGGCAGCTCCAGCATTTGGCTGGGATGCCGCCCAAGATGCTGTTCGATGTGGTCTGCAAGCGAGTGGACAAGAACGGTCGGGTTCGCGTGGAGAACGTGCCGCCTGAAGAGTTTATGATCTCTCGCAAGGCCAAGAGCGTTGCAGATGCGACGTTTGTGGGTCACAGAGTAGCCCGCACGCTGTCTGAGCTCAAGTCCATGGGCTACAAGAACGTGGACGAGATCACCAGCGATGATCAAGCCGCATCGTTGAACATGGAGCGCATCGAACGCCTGTCGTTTGATGACGAAATGGCGTATCTGCAGATGGACAACGTGCAATCGTTGGACACATCGCAGCGTCAAGTGTGGGTCACTGAGTGCTATATCCGCTGTGACTACGACGGCGACGGCATTGCAGAGCTGCGCAAAGTGGTTCGTGCTGGAAATCAGATCCTCGAAAACGAGGTGTGTGATGTGGCCCCGTTTGTGGCTATCACGCCTGTTCCGATGCCGCACAAGTTCTTCGGCCTGTCGGTGGCTGACCTGGCCCTCGAAGGGCAGAAGATCAAAACGCAGATTCTGCGCGGCATGTTGGACAACATGTACCTGCAGATCAATGGGCGTTACTTCGCTGTTGAGGGGCAAGTAAACCTTGATGACCTGCTGACCTCTCGTCCGGGTGGTGTGGTTCGCATGAAGGGCCCAAACATGGCGGGCCGCTTGGATCAGGGTATGGGCGATTCCAATGTGGGCATGGGCATGATGGAGTTCATGTCTGGCTACCTGGAAGACTCCACAGGCTGGACACGCTACAACCAAGGATCTGACGGCGATTCACTGAACCAGACGGCTACAGGTGTGAATCAGATCACCAACCGTGCTGACATGCGGCTGGATCTGATTGCTCGGTGCCTTGCCGAAGGCTGGCGCGATCTGTTCCGATTGATTCTGAGATTGTGCTCTCAGTACCAATCCAAGCAGGATGTGGTCAAGCTGCGCGGCAATTGGGTGCCTGTCAGCCCGCGTGAATGGCGCAATGGGTTCAATCTGACGATCAACGTTGGTTTGGGTACAGGCTCCAAGGATCAGCAGGTTCAACACCTGATGATGCTCAGCCAACAGCAGGCCATGGGCTTGCAAGTGGGCACGGCAACCCCTGTCAATGTCTATGAGGCGCAAAAGGAGCTAGCCAAAGCCCTGGGGTTCAAGTCTGGTGACAAGTTCTTCACAGACCCACGCCAGATGCCGCCACGGCCTCAGAACAACCCAGCCGAAATACAGGCCAAGGTTGAGCAGATGAAGGCCCAGCTCAAAGCCCAAACAGATCAGCAGTCCAAAGCCGCTGAACTGCAACTGGAGCGTGAGCGCATGGCAATGCAGGCCCAAGTGGATCGCAATCGCCAAGAAGCCGAAGCCCAACAACAACAGTTGAAGATGAGCATGGAGCGCGAACTGGAGCAGTTCAAGATCCAAGCGCAGATGCAACTGGAGCAGTTCAAAGCATCGCTTGAGCAAGACACAGCCCTTAAGGTTGTGCACATGAACAACGAAGCCAAGTTGATTCAAGCGCAAATGCAGGCAAAGGCTCTTGCTACGGCAGAAATGGACAACGCAGCAGACGCAGCGTTAGGAGATGAAGCCAATGAGCGATGACATTGATTCGCGCCTTCAACAGCGGATTTACGACGGCAACCGGGCCAAGGAAGTGCTTGAAAACGAGGTTTTCCAAGGCGCTTTCTTGGCTATTGAATTGGAGATGACCGAAACATGGAAGAAGTCACCAGCAAGAGACGCGGAAGGCCGCGAAAAGAT